GTTGTTATGTTCCCTTCCACGCACGATATCACCGAGAACAACTTCATACATTGTGTAGAAGTGCTTGAAAAACTTCTTAAAGCCGGCAACCAGGTTCTTATAGTCACGAAGCCGAGATTAGTTTTGATATCCGCTATGTGCGATTTGTTGGAAGAATACAAGAAGCAGATTGTCTTTCGATTCACGATAGGATCTACTTCCGATGAGGTCCTCAAGTTCTGGGAACCTAATGCGCCTTGCTTCCAGGACAGACTCAATTCGCTTATCTACGCACACAATAACGGATTCCAAACATCGGTTAGCTGCGAGCCTTATCTCGATTGCTGGATTGAACATTTATACGAAGTATGTAATAATTATATTACAGACAGCTTCTGGATCGGCAAGCTAAGAGATTTCAAGCGCAGAGTTGATATGAAAGATGTCGCGGGAGAACAGATTGTAAAATACGTAAAGCCGTTATTGAAGATTCGAGAAGACTGGTATGTAAAAAAGATTTATTCGTTACTTAATGAAAAGCCTTATATCAGGTGGAAGGATTCGATAAGAGAAGTGATTGATGGCAAGTAAACTGAATAAATTCTGGAAAAAACATCCGAAGCGTAAAGAGCTGGACCTGGCTATATACAATCTCGGGTGGAAGAACTGCGAGGCGAAGTATCGCAGGATATCAGAGTCACTTCAAGAATCGGAGAAAAGTTTTGAGAGTTCATTCCAGAAAAAACTCCGTCACCTCGGAAGGCAAATCAGGAGGCTGGATAATATATGTCCCATTGATTATATACTAATAACAATCAGAGAAGCGGAGAAGATAATCGCACTATTGAGGCACGGAAAGAGAAGCGAGTATTATGCAAGTAGGCTTCAAAGTAAACTAAACAAAGAATTTAGGGAGATAGAAAGAGTCTATCAAAACTTCCTTGAAGACATTCAGGAAATGGAGAAAGAGAAATTCAGCTTTTTGACAGAAGATAACAAAAACAGCGAAGAATAGCCATTTATACCACATTTACGATGCGCCACAGACCCTACAAGCCACGATCTCAAGTCAACTAATACCAAAGTACCTCTTTTTGCAAAATAGAAAGTTTTAATATCAGTTCTTCAAGAACAGCCTACTAAACGTCCGTATTTATATACACGTATATATATTATTAATAACTCTTATTATGAAAGGAACAAACTATGTTTAATAAAATGTTGACAATGCTGATTGTGATACTGATTGCCGCATTCACAGTTCAGGCACAGGAGCTGGAGACGGAATCGGGTATCACATACGAGGAAAAGGTCCTATTTCGTGGCTTTCCCCTGTATGATGAGAGTTCGGCACTTTCTCCGTTTACCAAACTCAATCTCGCCGGCTTCGGTCTTGATGTCGGCGGTGTCAGGCCATCTGAGGAAGCACAGGAAAATGATAAGAGATTGGATTTGTCTCTTACGAAGGAAACGGAGTACGGAACGTTCGGATATAATTACTACAACTTCCCGGACTCCTCCAGCCACTCTGCGGACTCGCCCGACTTTCACGAGTTCTGGTTCCAAACGAAAGTGCCAAATTTAGGCTTGCCGGTCGATGTCGATTACAGTCTGGTTTACATTACGCCATTCAACTCCGGAGCGAAAGAAGGGACGGGTTTCTTACATCTCTTGAAGGCTTCGAAGCAGATCGAGGGAGTGAATGTTTTCGCAGAGCTGACTTACAATGACGGCTTCGAGCCTGGTGGTATTAAGATCAAAAAAGATTTTACGCACGTTCTTTTAGGTGCTCACTTCGATATCGAGCTTGAGAACAAGATCATAATCCGCCCGGCTGTCTATCATCAAATGACGTTCGATAATGCCGTCAATCCGGATGACAATCTTACCTGGTACGGAATCAGCTTAGTTTATAATTTTTAGTTTCTGCAAAGAACAAAAGCATCCGTACATAAGGTACCGTATTAGTATATAAGTATATATATATAATACAGGGAGTTTGTTTGTGGAAGATATTAAGTCAAATCTCGATCAAATCCACGATTCTTCAAATGAGATTATGCGTAAACTTTTTCTTTTATCTGCGGAGAAGGAACTGACACCTGAACAGGTTGAAAAACTGAACGATTGCAGAGAGACTTTTGATATATGGCGAAGAAGGATGTTCGAGCCAGCTTACGAGGCTTTTTTCCCTAAAAACGAGAGAAAACAGGCGTGAAATTATGATGAATAAGTGGGACAAAATTTACTGGCTGACTTTAGGTTTAATAGGTCTTTTACTGATTGGACTTCTAATTGTATTAGAGATAAAGAGTTAAGATGAGTGAAGAACAGGAATGTGAAAATAGTCAATTCCCTGCATTACAGGGAAATGAAGAAGAACTGGTAGGTTATGGATTGCCGCCTAAAAAGTACCAGTTCAAGCCTGGCCAGAGCGGGAATCCCAAGGGTCAGCCGAAGGCAAGGTGCTTTCTATGGCGCTGGGTATGTACGTATATGAACATGACCGAGGCGGAGATTGATGAGCTGGAAAAAGAAAAGCTAACTCTCGTTCAAAAATCTGCAATTGAAATTGCGAAGAACATGGCAGCCGGCAAGTCTTCCGAGTATTTAGCCAAGCACTTCTTTGACCGTGAGGAAGGCAAGGCTGTTGAGCATGTAGTCATGGACAATCAGCAGGAGCCGCCGACACCCGAGGAATGTGAGAATGTTCGTAGAATTATGCGCAATAATTTTAATAAACATAACGGCAAATCAGACCATGCAGATAGTACCGGACCAACAGATTCAGAAGTTCGGCACGAAGATACTGACGTATGATCCTCTGCCGGCTATGGAATTGTTTCACGCAAGCCAAGCAAAGAACCGCTGGCTTTGCGGTGGCAATCGTTCGGGCAAATCCGAGGGCAATATCGGCTATGACCTGTGTTCGTTCGCCCTGGGGATTCATCCGTTTAGAGTGACACCGAAGGAAGCTACAATCTGGGCCGCAGCGAATACATGGCCGCTGGTTGGCAAGCTGCTGTGGAAAGAGAAAATCAAGGAGTACATACCATCATATCAAATCTCATATCCAATCTCATGGCACAACAAGCAGGATGAAATCCCGAGAGAAATCAGACTGCTTAACGGCAATCGAATCGAGTTCAAGGCTTATGAGCAGGGACGTAAAGCTTTCGAGGGACGTGCCATTGATGCTTTCTATGGAGATGAGCAGTGCAAGTCCGACAGTGAGGGTATATGGCAGGAGATACAGGCACGGCTAATGGACAAGAAAGGATTCTCCGCACAGTCAATGACACCTATAATTCCACAGTCTTGGCTGGCAGAGAGGATTGAGTCACTTCCTGATACCGATGAGGTATTCTACGCCGACCTGAACGATAACCGCAAGAGCAGGGGCGGGTACATTGACGATGCCGAGATAGATTTGCTTATCAGTCAGTGGCCTGCAGAGATTCAGGAGACTCGAATCAAGGGCTACTTCGCTTCGTTCGCCGGTGCCGTTTACAAGACATTCAATCGTGCAATTCACGTGGTCAATCAATTCAAAATTCCAAAGGAATGGCCGAGGTACCGTGTAATAGACTTCGGATTTAACAATCCTTTCGCCTGCCTGTGGATGGCACGTGACCCGGATCGGCGCTGGTATGTTTACGCAGAGCATTATCAGGCAAGGGAGTTACTGGCTTATCATGTCGAGAGGATTAAGCAGATAAGCGGCACCGAGAAATACCGTTGTACCTGGGCGGACCACGATTCTCAGGATGCAGCCGAGCTTAGAAAGCTGGGCCTGGCTACCATGCCGGCAAAGAAAGACGTTCACGCAGGAATCGAGGCGGTCCAGACTGCACTTAAGGTTCAGGGTGACGGAAGGCCGAGATTGTTCATTATGCGAAACTGCAAGAATACGATAAACGAAGTCACCGGGTACAAGTGGCCGGAAGGAACGGAGCGTAACGATCCGAAGGAAGTGCCTCTTTCAGTAAACGACCATACGTGCGACTGCCTTCGCTATGCGATTTACGGTGTCGAGGGCAAGTTCTACTTCACGGAAGGAGAGCTGGCGGCATGAGTGCAGAAAAATGTACTTGCGGTGGAAACATAAAGTATATAACAAAATTGGATTTATACGAATGTGATAAGTGTGGCGAAATATTTTTGAGTAATAATGGTGACTTATCAGAAATTATGACAGGAATTAGTAGATTAAGAACGGATTCAGAATTTAGAAAAAGATTCAATGAACAACATCAAGACATCTGAGTTGGGCACAACTTATCTCGAATACGAGCTGAGGAATCAGTGCAAGGCTATTTACGGCGGTGTGTCTTTTCCCGGCAGGAAGCCCGGCTTTGCCGTTGTCGTGGCTATGGACTGGGACAAGCACTTCGACAGTCACGATATATACCTTCTCGATGAGTTCGAGACTTTCGATTTGAAAGTTCTTATTCACGCCTGCGGTGTTATGAAATACAAGTACAAGCCTTTGGTCTGGTTCGGCGATTCTGAGAATGATGCAGCAGATAAGTTCATCAATGAAATAAACGATATCAAAAATATGGAGGTTCTCAAAAAGAATCCCAGAGCCAAGGTCCGCAACTTCGGAATAGTTAAAACTCTTATGGTCGAGATGAAAAAATTGTACTCTTATATTCTCCCTGAAATCAAGAGAATCCTGGACCCGGAACGAAGGATTTTACACCTAAAAGAAAGCGTCATACCAAACTATCTTTCCGCCATTGATCCAGCGGAAATAGCAGAGCTGAAACTCGGTGACTACCCGGCGATAGAGGCCCTGGCTTATGCCGTAATCGAGATGAGACAGCACTACTCATTTGATAGTGAGGAAGAAAAAATTGAGGATGAGACCGATATGGCTAATTCTTATAATGTGGAGACTGTTTTCTAATGGCAAATCGAAAAACAGAAAAAACCAAGGAAAAGAGCGAGTCCGAGCAGCAGATTGACAAGTTCAGTGACAAGACTTATCTGATTGATTATGTTATCAAGTGCAAGAAGGAGGCCGAACAAGCCACAACCACTCTACGAGAAGGATGGAAGGAACTTTTGCAGTGCTATCAGAACGTTCAGGACTACAGCAAGAAAGGTGCCTGGCAGTCGAAACTGTTCATTCCTAAAATATTCATGGCTATTGAGCGTTCAAGCCTTCTCATCGAGAGAGCCATTCTGCAGACGAGCAAGCTTTTCTCCATGGAGCTGGACGATGAGTTTTCTCTGCCGCTAAAGAGCAAGCTGCGAAATGCGAAAAAGAGAATAAAACGTGCGAGAAAACAATTTGTCAAAAGTGGAGAGGACTTGAAACAGCAGATTCAAGAATTAGAACAAAGCAATATGGATGATATTGCAAGAGAGTTTGCTTTTTCAATCATTGAAGATAACATCCGTTCCGAAGAAAGTAAGGTACAGGCCATTGAAGAAGAAATAGAATCACTCGAAGAGGAACTTGAGGACTACGGTGACGAGCTGCAGGAGGACGAGGAACGATTCAAGGCCCACATCAAAAAAACTAATTTCTCAGCAGCATACGGAGAGACTGTAAAGCCTTCATGCCTGTTGGGATTCGGATGCACTAAACGTAGTTTTGAACCCGGAAAAAAACGGTTAAAGTATGATAGTAAGGACATCTTCAACTTGTACATAGCGCCGGAATTCAAACCTTTTGTCGATGACAGACCGCGATATCTTGTAGATTACTTCGAGATGGAGCTTGCCGATCTGATTGAGACCGCCGAAGATACAAACAAACAATGCCAAAAAGAAGGTCAGGAAGCTGTTTATGATATTGATGAAATTAATAAAATTAGCGAAGAGTTTAACAAACAGCAACTTGATACCCAGGAGAACAAACGCAAAGAGCTTGATGAGCATATCCACGTAAATAAGAAGGTAGGTATATTGCAGTTTTGGGGTGACGTTGTTTCCGAGGACAGCAGGGAGAAAAAGAAGAACCAGCTTTTAATGATTGCGAACGAAAAATTTCTTATTAGAAGTCACGACAATCCATACAGCAGCGGCAAGATACCCTACGAGTTCACCATCCCTATTGTCTATCCACATCGGGGCGTTGCCGGCGTCTCCATGGTAGCAAATCAGGTCAAGCTCCAGTACACGCTTAACAATATTGTCAATATGGTAATTGATAACCTGAACTTCGTTGTCAATAAAATGTTCGAGTACAATCCCTACGATTTGCAAGACCCGACTACTATGATGCGTATATTCCCAGGCAAGACCATTGCTACGAGGGTGCATGGAAACGCAGTAAATCCTGTTAAGACTGATCCTATTTCAGCGGATGTTTTCAAGACTTTGGAAATAATTATCAAAGAACTTCAGGAAGGAAACGCCATAACAGAGTTCTTGACTGCAATGCCCGGCAAGCAGGCCAAGACTCTGGGCGAAATTGAGATCAAGACTTCCGAGTCTCACGGCTACTTCGATGTCATTGCCAGGAAGATTGAAATGAACTCCATCAGTAAGATTCTCTACAACAGCTACGAGATGCTTGCGGAGTTCATCAGCGATTATAAGCATGTAGAGCGTTATCAGTTCAACGTTGGCGGTCTGAGCCTGCTCTTGCTGCAGAAACAGCAGGTGGAATATCTTGTTCAGGCTCTGAGTATTGCTTTGAAATATCCAAACCTCGCACAGTGGACGAAGCTCAGGGAAATCTGGGAGCGCTTGCTAAGTATCTGGAATCTGGACGAGGCGTACAACGATTCTGACGAGGAAGAACAGATAATGCAACAACAGCAGCAACTACCAGCAGGTGAAGCCATACAACAAAGACCGGCTCTGCCGGCTGGAGTTAATCCGAACGCAAGAATGTCACCGGCAAAGGAAACTATTAGGGCTTAGAAAATGTTGTTACAAAAAACAAAAGTTTTAGCGAGAGTTGAAAACTACGGAAGAAATTACTCACTTCTTATCTGTGAGACTGATTTAGATAATAGAATAATCAGTGTTGTAAAAGAGCCTTTGATTATGTGTCCGAGTAAAGAAGAATCTATAAGACCGACTTTAGATTTAACAAAACAAAATGCACAACTATTGATGGATGAACTATGGAATTGTGGTTTGAGACCTACACAAGGCAAAGATAGTTCAGGGGAACTTTATGCAACACAAAAACATCTTAAAGACATGAGGGCAATCGTTTCAAAGAAATTATCTATAAATTTTTGATTTGAAATAGGAGATTAAATTATGCCGTGGGAACCTTCAGATGCAACCAAACACACTAAAAAGGCGGATACGCCTAAAAAGAAAAGGCAGTGGGCTGATGTTGCCAATTCCGCACTTGCCTCCGGCGATAGTGAAGGTTCGGCCATTCGCCAGGCCAACGCAGCAGTTGCCGGAACAGCGAATAAAAGTCGTAAAAGTAACAAGGCGAGTGACTACGTAAATATGAGAAGGAAGGCACAGAAACGATAAAGAGATGAGTAAGTCGAAGAAAAAATCTAAAAAACCCAAGTTTCATCATCTCTACTTCGAGGTATTAGGAGCAAATGTTTACGTAATTATATGTTCACGTCAGGAATATGAAAAAGCGATTCTATATGAATTCGGTGAAACTGCTCCTAAGAAAGTAAAAACTGTTCCTGCAACTTTCGAAGCATACAAAAAAAGTGGAATTCCCGTAGGTGTTATATGGCTAAAAAAACAAGTTAAAAAATGTGATATTGCTCACGAATGTATGCACGCAGTTCACTGGATTTTGCTTGATAAGGGTATCTGGCTTACAGATTCGAGTGAGGAAATTTATGCTTATATGATTGGTTACATTTTCAAAAAGATTGAAGGATACATAAGATGAAAACGATTGACTTAGGCGAGAAGATGGAGACGATGGCAACTTCCAAGCCATCGAAAAAGCCGAATAAATATTATCCTACAGTAAGTTTTAGTGATAACGGTGTAGGAGGCGTCTCGTCTTTTGACGACCAAGACATCGGCAAGATAATATCAATCAAGGCCGATATCAAGCTGGTGAGTATAGAGTCAGAGGAAAGGTCTGATACCAAGAAAAAGTTCCTATACCGTTTCGAGGTACGCAAGATTAACATGCCGGACGATCTGAGCCAGCAGGAAGAATATAAGAACATAAGGCAGAAGGCGAAAAATATATGAGCTATGGAGTTAAATATTGGTGCTGTCCTGATTGCGGAATAGTGTTTGTGCAAACTCCAACCGGAAAAGCCAACACGTTGCACGAATGTCCTGGGCATGAAGGAATGAGTGTTGTTCCTCCTCCTTGGGAAGCACTCAAAGAGCTTGAGAATCTGAAAAAACTAAAGTCAGGCGATGTTATTAAATGTCCTGATGATAATTGTTGCGGCTGCCTGATTGAAGGTGAAACCAAAGGCGATATCCGATGTAACGAATGTGGGACTCTTTACGAAATAAAAGAGAGATAGGAATAAATGAGCGAGCACGAGCCAGTTGAAGAAAATCAGCAGACGCTTGAGGACGCCGGCAAGCTTCGTGACTTAATCCGGCACCCGGGCTGGACGGATGTTATACTTCCGGAGTTGGAAAATTATCAAAAAATGTATCAGGAAGAATTAAAAACAACAGAGTGGAAAACACTTGAAGAAATGAGAGTTTGCCAAGCAAGCCTTTTGGTTGTTGACCGTTTTCTTAAATTTATAAATGATATAATCAAACAGGCAGATGAGATAACGAAAAAGGAAGCATTGAAGATGCAGGAAGGTGCTTAGGAATGACAGATTTGACGAAGACAACGGATTTTGGAGACAACAGTATCCGGATTAGCAACGTCTCACAGAAGGTAAAAGAGTATGTTAGAAACCTTCTGCAGGAGAGACCTGATTTCACCGGATGTGTTGAAATATATTTTAAAGATGGTGTTGCTATTGAAGCGAAGCGGCCTGAAAAGACGAAGTTATAGTTAATATGATTTGTTCACTATTACATAACGATACCGAATTTATAAATTCATGGGACGAGGACCTGCGAGGTATGGCCCTTCAGTCCAATGAAATGGCTTTAAAATACCACAGAATGGTGCATGAAAAAATCTGCTTATTCCTTGATGAGTCGCTGCGTTCATTGGGGTTAGACCATCGTAATCCGGATGATTTTGATTACATTCAAAAAAATTGTTTCTTCAATATAACCTATGACGGACGCTTGTTGTGCTTTCTGGATCATCCTGAATTGGGCAGATTGAAAATCGTTTGGATGGAACGGCTGAAGCCGCCGCTAATAGGTGTTGAGATAAAGGCAGTATGGAGACTGTAAAATGCTTAGGCGAACATTTTTGAAACGAGTTGGACAGGCGGTAGCAGGATTTCTCGTATTGCCTCTTTTTTCTAAAAAAGACAAAGCGGACGAATATTTGACGGTGAAGAAGGTCAAGGAGATTAGAGACGAACTTGTGACCGCTAACGGCATGGATCAAGTTCAAGCATGGCCATTTCAATACAAAGTTTATTTTAGGTTTGGCGAATCGGGTTTTCATATTATTAATGTATCAGAATAATAATTAAGCTCTTTCTAAAATTTATATATGTGGTGTGCCGCGTATTGGCTATAGGAACGGATGCCCAGATGACCAGCGTTTCATAAAAGGATTTAGGGCACATCATATATTTGTTCTTTCTAAAAGTTAATTCGTAGCAGCAGGACAAGCTGGAAGACGCCCCTGTCTGGTTCCGTGTGTGCGGGACTGGCAGGGGTTTTTTTATTTTTAAACCGTGGTTTTTTGAATGTTTGAACAATCCCTTAAACGGGAACTCAAACGAGAAAAGGAGAATTAAAAAATGGCAAACGAAGAAGACATTCAACAGGAAGGCTCTGAAAATCAATCCCAGCAGGCTGGAGGTACAGCCGCAGGTGCCGGGACAGGGACAGAGGGCCAACAACAATCGGGAAGTCCCAAGGCGGGTAACGCCCCAACAGTGAGCATTGAGGACCTGAACAAAAAGATTGAGGAAATTTCCGAGAGCAACAAGAATCTTCAATCTCAGTTCACCGAAGTTTCTCAGGAGGCCGCAAGGTCAAGAGAATTGCTGACCGCTATCGACCCTTACATCGACTACGCCCGGATGCGTGGAGAATCCGGCGGAGGTGGAAGTGAAGGTGAAGGTGAAGGCGAAGGCGAGGAAAGTTACCTTACCGGCAAGCAGGTCGAGAAGATGATAACTGATGTTAAGAAGGGAGTCAATGAAAAGATTCTTGCTATGAATATCCGCAGCAAGTATCCGGACATCTTTGATAACGGACCCAACGAAGTTTTGGGCCGTTACTTTCTTCAGAACAAGACGATTCCCACCGAAAAGGCGGAAAAGCGGATCGAGCAGGCAGTCAAGCTAACCAGAGAGCACCTAAAGTCTCTGGAAGATAAAGGTAAGAAGACGGCTGACGAGGAAAAGGCCAAGGCCGAAGCAGAGGCCAAGGCCAAGGCCGCTGCCGCCGCAAAAGCCTCGGGACTATCTCCTTCGGGAGCAACAACGACAACTCCTAAACCACAGGAAGACGAAAACAAACCTGTAACAGCAGATGATTATGTCGCTGGAAGGCAGGAACAACGTCTCAAGCGGCAGAATATCTGAAATATTTGGGAGATTGAAATATGGCAAGCGAACAAGTATGGGTAAATAATACCCTCGGTGGTTACTTTGGATGCCCTAAGCTTGACAAGAAGCTCTGGTTATATTCAGAGCCTTTGATGCGTTTTCGACAGTTCTGCCGTTTGAAAACTTCAAAAGGCAAGAACACCGGCGATACTGTTTACTTCGATAAGATTTCCAAGCTTGCAACTGCCGGTGGAACTCTTGTAGAGACTTCCACGATACCTCGAAGCAACTTTATTGTCGGTCGTGGAACGGCAATTGTTACCGAGTATGGCAACAGCGTACCTTATACGGGAAAGCTGGAGACACTTGCAGAATTCGATGTTGATAACGCCACTCACAAGACCCTGCTTTCAGACGAGGCTGAAGTAACCGATGGTGCTGCCGGAGCGCAGTTCAAGGATACACTTGCAAAGTATGTATGTATTGGTACTACGAGCGGTACTCTGACGACATCAGGAACGGCAAGTGCAACAAGCACATGCAACCTGAACTACTACCACGTCAAGAAAATCTGCGACCAGCTACGCAAGTGGAACGTCAAGCCTTTTGATAACCAGGGAAACTACGTCTGTATCGGCTCTGTCGATGCACTTGGTGGCGTCAAGGACGATTCGAAGTGGCGAGACGCCTATCTTTACGCCAAGCCTGAGCAGCTCTTTACCAACGAGGCCGGCAAGCTATACGGCTGCCGTTTCGTGGAAGAGACGAACTTGATGTCAAATATACTTGGTGGTTCTTATGGTGAGGCGGTAATTTTCGGGGCGGATGCAGTCCAGGAGATTGTTGTTATTCCACCGGAGGTAAGACGGGACCCAGCCAAGGACTTTGGCCGTGACAAGGCAATAGCCTGGTACGGCCTGCTGATCTGGAAGATTATCTGGTGCGGTACCGATACCGGCGACAGTGTAGATGCTACTAAAGGCTGGGCGCCCCACATAATCCATGTGACGAGTCAGTAGTTTTTTTTGAAAAGATTCGTCTGAACAAGTTTTGAAACCTTAGATATAAGGAGAATTAATATGGGCGGAGAAAAATACACAGATCCCAGATTCGACGTAGATCAAGCACTCTGTCTTGGTCGACTTACTCCGACTGTTAGCGGTGACGCAGAAGAAGAGATTGCTCGATTCCGTTTCTTCACCAAGGTCAAAGTCAAGGAAATTCGTGCTACAATAAAGGTTGCCGGCAAAGCAGCAACTTCGGCGTTTACCGTCCTGAAAGGCACAAGCTCAATCGGTGCCGTTGTATTGGGAACAAACGCTGCCGGCAGTGTGGTTGACGCAAGCCTGGTTGATGCCGATTTCGATGCGACTGACGACCTTGTACTTCAGAACTTGGTGGCAACTGATACTGCCTCGGCGATGATCGGAGTTCATTACCAGCAGAGATTCTACGCTGGTTAAGCATAATGAACTGAAGATTGATTTTAAGGGGGACATTTGATTGTCCCCCTTTTAACCTTTTTTAGAGAAAAAAGATATGAACTGTATTATCTGCAACAAACCGATGAAACCTTTGGTATCTGATTTGTTTAGATGTAAATTTTGCCAGCTCGTTTCGTGTTCAACACCGCTCGATAAGAGTATCTACGACAAGAGCTACTGCCTTAAGTACCAGAGATACTCACAGAGAGAAGAGAACGTTCTTCTGCAGCAGCTAAGATTTGATTTTGTCAAAAAATACACCGAACAGGGACGCTTACTTGATTTCGGATGCGGCAACGGAAGTTTTCTGCAGTTCATTGACGGCCAGTTTGAAGATTCGAGTGGATTTGATATCAATCCTTATTCCGGTTTTCTGAATATAGGAGTTCTCTTAAGGCGTTACGAGATAGTAACATTCTGGGACAGCCTGGAACATCTTGAAAATCCAGGGGAAATAATAAGCGGCATAAAGCCTGATTTCGTTTTTGTTTCAACGCCGAGTACCGATGATATCGATTTTTCAAATATACTCAACTGGCGTCACTATATACCCGAAGAGCACGTCCACTTTTTCAATCTGAAAAGTCTTACAGATCTTTTCAATTCCATCGGATACGCGGTTATTGATTACAATTACAACGAATCAACTATCAGAAAAAGCGGTGGAGAAAAAAACATTTTGACAGTAGCAGCTCAGATACAAGGAGAAAGACAATGACATGGCTGCCGAATGAAAACGAACAAAATGAAGTAAGAAAGTGCCGGCAAAGGGTAGTTACATTCTGCCGTGGACTTGGAATAGATATGGGTTGCGGCAACGAGAAGATTGTCCCTAATGCCATAGGCATCGATGTCGAGGGTAAGGCGGTCAATATTGCCCTTGATATGACTGATCCTAACTCATTGCGAATGTTCTCCGACAATCATTTCGATTACGTTTTTTCTTCTCACTGCCTGGAAGATTTTTACCTTCCTGAAGTGATACTGCGCGAATGGTGGCGATTGATAAGGCCGGGCGGGTATCTGATTCTCTACGGTCCGGACCCGGATTATTATCCACATATAGGCACTATTGGCTCTAATCCTGACCACATACACGATATGTACTGGCAGGATGTATGGCAGATAATCAAGTCATTCGGTAACGCAAAAAAGATATCGGCCAGCAGGCACAATGAATCCAACGAATTTAGCTGGCAGTTGGTAGTCAAAAAGAAATATGACTTTCTCAAGAGGCCTCTCGATTTACTGTTCAAAAGGAACGGAGACGGTGCTGTCTCGTTTCCCCGCAAGAAAAAAACAAAGAAGGAATGTCTGACAATCCGTTATGGAGCATTGGGTGACGCTATATGGCTGACTCCGGTATTTCGAGAATTGAAAAAACAAGGTTATTATATCGTTCATAACTGCACCGACTACTCCGCACAAGTTCTGCGCGAGAATCCTTTCATTGACGAATTTATGATTCAGGACTCAGGTGCTATTCCTAACGGTGATTTGCCGAATTACTGGGAAGAAATAGGCAAGTCATTTGAGAAGGTAATAAACTTCAGCGGTTCGATAGAGGGAAAACTGCTAAAGCTTGAAAGTTCTGAAGAATTCAACTGGCCGGCTGACGTACCATAAACAAGTCCGGAGTATGGAACGTCCGGCAGTCTATGATAATGACAAAGTATGCCGACTTGGTTATAGGCCCACAGACGGGGATTCTCGTCGCTGCAAGCTGCTACGATACTCCGAAAATAATGTTCCTATCGCATTCGAGCAGGAACAACTGCGGTAAGAACTGGAAAAATTGCGTCACTCTGCACGCCAAGGACTGCGACTGTTATCCCTGCCACCGTCTTATCTATACCGACTGCTGCCCGAAGGGAAGGCACAATCTTGCGGCAAAGTGCATGGAGAATATCAATCCGCATACCGTTTATGCGGCTTTTCTTAAAATCTACAAACAATGGAAAAAGAAAAAGGAGTTTGAAAATGGGAAAGTTAGACAAAACTAAATCTTACGGCATTTCCTTTATCGGAGATAATACTTACTTCGGTCAGGATGGAAAGTATTTCGATATGAATACTAACGAGGAAGTTGTTCCTCCCGTCCACAAAAATACAGGCTACGCCTGCAGGTTCTGCGGAGCGATTCGCCAGACTCCGGAACTGCTCAAGGAACATCTGATGGCCATACATCCGGCACAAGTGCCGGACTTGATGCCAAAGCCGGTAGCTCCGGAAACTGTTGCAGACACCGAAACAAAAAAAGAGGAAACAGGGACGGAAACCGAGCCTAAAACAACTGTCGATCTGGTACCAACTGAAGAAGACCTGAATAAACTGACGCCCAAGGAACTCAAGGCAATGGCAAAGAAGTCTAAAACAATCGAAGGTTACGACAACATGGACAAGCCATCTCTTATTCAAGCATTGAGAAAAGCTATTGCCGAAGCTCTGAAAAACGCACCGCCTCAAGCAGACAAGTAGTTTTTTTAATCGTCTGTAAATTGTAAATATTGAAAGCGATGGATTGAGGAAAGTTAGAGAATCCACGGGAAAAATATAAAAATTTAGGAAGGTAATAAAAATGAAAAAAGTAGGATTCAACAAGGACTTGATAAGAATCAAGGGCTTTACACGCCTTCAGCGCGTTGACAGAAAGACCAAGAAGATTATCAGTGATACCGGCTGGCTGCAGAACCAGATTACCAACTACGGGATGAATAACTGTCTCTGTGCCGCTCCTATAGGTGCCGCCTCTGTGCAGGCCGCGGGCTTTGTCTTAGGTACCGGTGGAGATCCGGCATCAAGTGCAACGGCCTTGGAAGGAAGTAACAGCGACCAGTATTCGGCCTTCGGCCAGTCCAGTGTCATTGCATCATTAATGGCCAGATTGACGGGTAGTTTCGCCGGTTCAAACGGTTCGATGGCAACTCTCGGCAATATCGGTATCCTGGCCGCTTCAAACGGCTCTCTTATTGCCGGCAAGAGCTTTCCAACTTCTTCACTGGGAGCGGATCAGGATATCAATGCTTCTTATGAATTTAGATACTCAAGAAGCTAAAAACAAAAAATGAAGAAGATTCGTTACAACAAGAGACTTTTTGATAAGGCTCAGGGCATTCGTTTGGATATCGGTTGTGGATTGTTCAAGCAAAAGGGTTTTCTGGGTATGGATATGATGCGCCATAAATGCGTGGATATCGTCCATAACATTCAGAAGTTCCCCTGGCCGGTCCCGAGCAATATCTGTATCCAGATACTGATGTCTCACCTCTGGGAGCATATCGAGCCTAAGTATCGTTTTCAGGTAATGGACGAACTCTGGCGAATCTGCCGGTGGGACGGTCAGCTCCTGCTGTCCGCTCCTTATGCAACAAGTCCATTGGCCTTCGGTCATCCGGCCCATTATATGTGCCCGAACGAGATGACATTTCAGTTCTTCGATCCGGATTACCCTCTCTGGCACGCCTGCAGCTACAAGAAGCCGAGTCCCTGGAAGATTCTTAGATGTGACGCCAATCATTCAGGCTGTATCGAACTTGTATTTGAGCCGAGAAAGACGGAAAAAGGCAGGCCGATACTTCCGAAAAAACCTGCTGTCAAGGACGAAGTGAAACTTCAGAAAAAGGATACTTAACAATGTTCAGTGACAAGACGAAAATCTCGGACCATGTTGACGTGGAATTAAGAACAATGACGCCGGAAGAAATCGCCTATGCCCAAGGTCCGGAAGGAAAGGAACGCCAGAGAAGGCTGAAAGCAATTCCCTCAACCTGGTACTGCCTGGCTGCTAACAAAGAAGAATTCTTTGATGGCTTTTGGATTGATTCATTGCAACCGGGTAACTGGCTTAAGGTTGTTGAAGAAGATGGAACGGTCATTATGGGGAAAATTACGTCCGTTGAAAGAGCGACTGTCAAGCTTGATACGGAAACAATGCTCTTTAATCAGAAGATCGATACCGAGCGATTTAATAATGGAGAGTTGTGCTTTCTTCTTCTGACTGGAATTCAGGTCTTCACCGACAACAAAGACATAGCAGAGAAAATACTACAGGAGCGCAGAAAAAGAAACGGCAATGCCTAAGAAAAAAACAAAACCTGTTCAGCCTATCGAGTCCGAGGTGATTATCATCAAGAGCGGAGCTGGCGGCAATCCGAGGAACCGTCTCCTGATTGTCACGCCGACTCTGGGAATTGTCCGGATAGAGTGGTCGATCCAGCGATTCGGCCAGGCGATACCGTGCAACTGGTCCGCAGGTTATGCGACACTCGGTATAGGATTTGTCGTGCCGATGCACTATCTGGTTGCCGATGCCCAGAATATCGGCTGCGAGGAAGTAGTCAAAAAGGATTACGAATGGCTGCTTTTATGGGAAGATGATGTCCTGCCGCCTCTGGACGCCTTTTTGAGATTGAACAGTTATATCAGCAAGGGTGATATTCCGGTAGTCAGCGGCCTTTATTTCACCAAAGGTACGTTCTCCGAGCCGATTCTATACCGTGGCTGGGGTAACAGTTGCTTTACGAAGTTCAAGATAGGCGAAAAGGTCTGGGCCTCCGGAATTCCCACGGGCTTTCTTTTGATTCACAGTTCCCTTATCAAACTTATGTGGGAAGAAAGTGAAAACTATACTACCAAGGGCGGCAGAGTAACGCGCAAGGTCTTCGAGACGCCGTCCAAAGTCTATTACAATCCGGAGAACCAAACCTTTGCAGGTGGAGGCGGCACGAGTGACCTTGCCTGGTGCAAGCGTGTAGTTGAAGAGAAAGTCCTGAAACGATCAGGATGGCCGAAGATTGGCAGGAAAAAGTATCCGTTTCTTTGCGATACGAATATCTTCTGCCGGCACATTGACTTAAATACGGGAGAGCAGTTCCCGAAATTTTAGGAGAATATAAAAGATGGCTTCCGGTGATACATTAGCGGTATTTACCGCATTGAATAACGAGCCGCCTGCGAGTAATTTTGCAACCTTGGATACCCGCAACTCGATACCAGTTCTTGATTTTGACCCAGACACAGATGAGTCTGCTGAGTTCGGCGGGTTCATGCCGAGGAATTACGCTGGGGGCGGTATTACGGTTACTATCGGCTGGATGGCTACCGATACGACGGTGACGCCTCACAGTGTCGTCTGGGACGCCGCCTTCAAATCGGTTAGCGATGATGCGGACGATCTGGATTCCAAGTCGTTTGCCGCGGCGAACTCGGTAACGGACCAGGAGGCCTCCGCCTCCGGCGAGGTGGCTTATGCGGAGATTACTTTTACCGATGGTGCGGATATGGACTCGGTCGCTGCCGGTGAATATTTCCGCCTGAGAATTACAAGGGATGCCGACAACGGCAGTGATTCGCTTACAGGCGATGCAGAGCTTCTCTTTATCGAGATTAAGGAGACGTAATGGCTCGTGAGTTCTCAAGTGATTATTTAGAAAACACTAATGCTATATTGACAGCAGTTCCAATTACTATATGTGGTTGGTTTAAGACCAATGACAACAGTAAAAGCCAAACTGTTTTAGTTATATATGATAAGAGCAACAGCGATAATTATTTCTGGTTGGCACATTCCGGTGGGACTGGTTCGTTTAAGGCAATTGCAAGAGATGATGTAAATAATTTTTCTGCTGATGCAGGTGGTACGGTCAACAATGACCAGTGGCATCATGCTTGTGGGGTTTTTTCTGCCAATGATAGTAGAGCTTGTTTTTTGGATGGTGGCAATAAAGGGACAAATGCCAATACAGCTATACCTTTAGCACTTGATGAAACAAGAATTGGAAGTCTTGCTTTTGAACCTCCAAATGAATTTTTTATGGATGGTAACTTGGCAGAGGCCGCAATCTGGAATGTCGCCCTGACCGATGCGGAAGTCGCACTGCTGGCCAAGGGCTATTCACCGTTATTCGTCCGTCCTCAAAATCTGGTTTCTTATTGGCCTTTGGTCAGGAGTTTGAACGATATTGTAGGCGGATATAATCTGTCGGCGAGTGGTACAACAGTTGCCGCACATTCGAGAATCATTTATCAGTCATTAACTCATATTTTGTCAAAATTAAAATTTGAGATTAACGTTTACGATTCAGTATCAGTTAGTGAAAATCTGGAAATAAACAAAACAGGAATACTTGAAATAAACGTAAGTGACAGCGTTTCCGTTTCCGAGGATGTGACCGCAAAGATATCGCCGTTAAAGATTAATGTTTACGACAATGTTAAAATTAATGAAACCAGAATAGTCGGCTCAGAATATAATGCTAACTTGGCAGGATTTGGTTGGCTGGATTTTGACAAAACACGGGATGTCTGTTACGGCACAGCGGCAACGAGCGGCACATTTACTTCCTTCGATATATCAGATCCTGCAAATCCAACCGTATTGCATCAGATAAATATTCCTAACTGTGAAGGAATAGTAATCGAGGGATATGTGGCTTATGTCTGTTCCTACGGAAGCAGGGCAGGAATTTATGCAGTTGATATAAGCGATCCGGAAAATATGTCAGTTCTGGATTCAATTACAGACAGCGATTACTTCGATTATTCAGCCTGTGTCGAGATAGTTGGTGATTATTTGATTGTCGGCAATTATGCGGAAGGATTTAATAAGCTCACTATTGTCAACAAGACCGACCCTGAAAATCTGGTTGTATCAACAGTTTATGAACATTCTACTTATGCAAACAGAGTAATATATTTAAAGGCCTTGGGTAAAATATTATTTGCTTCAGCAAGAGGAGTAAATTCTCTCGTCGCCTTCAATGCCTCAAATCCATTAAGCCTTTCTCCACTCGATTCCATAAGTGACCAGTTGAATAATCCTGCAGGTCTTTCATTTTCAAGTGAAAATAGTGTTTTAGCGGTATGCAGTAGAAGTAATGATAGAGTAGTCCTTTTTGGCATATCTGATCCTTCAGACCTGCAATATTTGGGATATTGCACCAGCGAAGATTACCTTGATTATTGCATGGTCAATTTTATTATAGGGAAAGTTTGTGTTTCGACAGCTTATAGTGATGATAATTTAGCTGTTTTGGATATCAGTAATCCCGCAAGCTCTTCCATCATAAATTATATCATAGATGAAATTTATCTTAAAGGTGCCGATGACATTAAGTTCAGGCAAAAAGACGGATTATTTTATGTTACATCCAACTCAGGAAAAAGACTTACGATAGTTGATATTCCTTTAATAACAAGCGTTACAGTCCGGATTAGCTTGTTGAAAATAAACGTTTCCGATTCTGTCGAATTGACTGAAGATATTTCAGTTGAGAGAACCGCTCCGGAGATTCTCGAAATCAACGTTTACGATTCTCTGGAAGTAGCGGAGTCATTGTCTGCAAAATTCAGTCTTTACAAAATTGATAACTATGACGAAATTTCCGTCTCCGAATCACTGACAGCTAAAATCAGTCCTTTGAAGCTATCGGTATCAGATGATCTGGGAGTTTCCGAGTCACTGACAGCTCGATTGATGCAGTTGAAAGTGGATGTTGCAGACAGCGTGGAAGTGACGGATGTTTCTATTGTAAAAACAAGCCCTCTCAAGGTATCGGTTGCCGATAGTCTGGAAGTAAGCGAGTCACTGGAAGCTTTGATGTACCCGCTCAGCGTTCAGGTCTTCGATTCCCTTAGTGTTACAGATAATATTTCGGTAATGATACCCGGATTGGAATTATCAATTCTTACGTTTGATATTTTAGTTCTGACCGAGTCTGTTTCCGTTGTGAGACTTCCTGACTGGCAGTTGCCTGTTGATGATGATACCTGCACTTGGTCTGCACCGACAGAATCAGATATCTGCACATGGAGCAGGGTTACAGGCGGTGACAGCGCTAATTGGAGTAAAGTCTAATGACATTCAAGGAATTACAGGACGCCTTAAACGATAATATGGAAGGCTCTCAGTTTACCGCACTGACTGCCGATATGAGAAAGAAGTGGATCAACCAGGCCCAGCGCTGGGTATGCGAGGGACAGGTAATCGTCACCGACCAGTTCGGCAAAACGATGATGATTCAGCACGACTTTTCTTTCCTCTGCTGCGAGGCACAGGCCGATACTGTGGATGAGCAGCGAAAGTATGCCCTTCCTGACGGTAGTATCATAGGGGTATGGGAGTTCAGAAAAGACAAGAATATAGAGTTGATTAACGCCGACAATTACCGGGTACCATTAAAAAAGGTTCTCAAGAGGGATATCGAGGACGATTCCTCTTTCGCTTACCTTTTGGGCAAGGGAATACCAACGCACTTCTGCATCGAGCAGAACGATATCTGGCTCTATAAACTGCCCGATCACGCCTACAACAGAAACACGGCATGGACAATCAATATGGAGTATTACGGATATCTGGATGATCTCTCGGCTGATGGTGATACGAACATTCTTACTCTGAAGAATCCCGAAGTCCTCGAATGGAAGGCGACGGAGCTGGGTTTCGAATGGGCAAAAGACAGCGAGGGTGTGGAGTTCTACGGAAACAGGGCTACTAAAAGACTATTGGAGATAATAAACAACGACCAGGCCATTAAGCTGGGCACCATCGAAAGAGGTATGCAGCCGGTGGACGGTCAATCTTTGGGAGTTTAGTAATGAATAAAAGTTAAATCATGCGGGTATCGGCCTTTCCGAGTGAAAGACCGGAATAAAGGTTATTTAAGAGGACGGCAGATAAGGTGCCTTATCCACCTGATTGTTTGCGCCGTCCTCTTTTTTTACCCGCATAAAAATATAAGCAAAAGGAGACAATTAAAATGGCACTTACAAGGTCATGGCAGGAAGCCAACCCAAATGACGACAACTATGGTTTTGAATTGGACGATTATCAGCGTCAAACACGGCAGGATGTCAGGGAGCGTGCGGCTGTTCAGCACAAGGCATATCTCGATGAGTCCGGACACAGTGACGTTTGGGAGCACAAGCCGGGCGAATGTACGATTCTCCACGTGGGCACCAAGGCGAGCTTCCCGACTCCTGCAACTACAACAAAAGGCTGTGTGGCAATAGCAACGGACGAAGGTAATCAAGTCTATTACTGGAATGGTTCCGGCTGGTTAAAAGTTCAAGAGCCTGTTCTGATTACAGGAAATCAGACAATAGCCGGAATCAAGACATTCTCAAGTACGCCTGTATTAAGTGAGGGAGCTGCGTTTAATAATAAAAAGGCAACCGGATTGCTCGATCCTACGGCCAATCAGGATGCGGCAACCAAAATATATGTCGATGATAATGTAAAACTTCTGAAAGATGACGGCACTGTCGTTTTCAATACACAAGTCTCGTCAGCAGGGGTATTTCAGGAACTGGATTTATCTTCGATTGTGGGAGCAAAAAGGGCAATGGTTTGCCTCAAATTTAAAGCAGTTGTAAGTCAAGCGAATGATGTTTTTAAACTTAAGCCTTATGGAGAATCAGGAACTTATTCTGAACTTCTTTCGCCAGTTATAACGTTCTCTAACGGAACTCATTATGCTTATGGCATATATCTTACAAGTGCGACAGGAAAACTTGAAATAGCTTCTGCTGCTACATCTACAACCTTCACAATAACTTTAATCTCTTATCTGGCGGCTTAAAAGAATGAAACAGACGAAAGCTGAAACTTTAATGGCACCTATTGGCGGCCTGAATTACACCGCCGATTCAGCGGATATCCTGCCTCTGGAGATGTCCGGCTGCCAGAACGTCTCGATAAGGGACGGCAAGATAGTCAAGCGTCACGGCTATAAGCTGTTCGGTAACAATCTTCCCTTATCCGGTGCGGTTATGGGTTTCGATCAGTTCAGGAAAATGTCCGGTGCCAAGTACTTACTGCTGATGACTACCAGGGATATCTACCGATGGAACAACTCTACGAAGTTCTGGGACGTTATTACACCATCTTTATCAATCGACAACTGCGATGACGACCCTGTCGCCTGGACAGCGAATACCAATGTAACCGTAGCCAGAGAGACTACCGACAAGAAGGAAGGAACCGCAGCGGTCAAGATTACTCCTTCAGCCGATTTTACTACTGGAATCCTGGCCTGTCACGAAAAGTCCTTCGGGGATATCAGCGCCTACAATCACGTTAGGTTCTGGATAAAGTCTTCTATAAATCTTTCATCAGGCAATCTTCAGTTCTTCGTCAACGGCAGGACAAAGCCGTCAACGCTCAGTATCAGCGTTTACGATTCAGTTACAGTCGGTGATTTCGCCCTGGCCCTTGTCGATAGACTGGGGATTATGGTTTCCGAGGAAGTGGGAGTTTCGGACTTTGTTTCCGTCCAGATGACCTCGGCAAATATACTGAGCGTATCCGTCAGCGACAGTGTTACCGTTAGTGATTATGTTTCGACTGAACGCACCCTGAGAAAAATGGATATCCCGGCACTTACAGCCGATGCCTGGAAAAGCATACTGCTTGACTTGCGAATACTGGCCGTTACTACCGACCTGACTGATATTACATCTATCGGCATACAGGCTACTACGGACTTCGGGACCTGCGATATCATTATCGATAAGATAGATATCTCCGAGTGCTTTACCGGAACGGACAGGGACTACTTCCACTTCGACCACATCCGCAAAAACACCGAATCCGATCTGTGGTGGTGCTGCACTAACCGGGCAAATAATATCAAGAAATATGACGGCAACTCGATAACCGACCTTAGCAGTGACGCACCGAGGTCGGCAATCGTTCGTCAATTCAAGGATTACCTCTTTGCGGCAGATACTATAGAGATGGGCAATCCTATGCACCAGAGAAAGCGCTGGCCGAATACCGCGGATCCCGAGAACTGGCTGACCGGAAACGCCAAGTACAAGGACCTTCCCGGCGCCGACTGGATTAAGCAGGTATTAAGGTACAAGGGTGACTACTTAGTAGTCCTGAAGGATTCGAGCCTGTGGCTGGGCTATCCATCGGACGATACCGATATTTTCCACTTCGACAACAAGGTTCCGGAGATAGGCTGTGCAGCCGGAAGATCCGCCGTCTGTCTGGGTGAGCAGATAGTATTTCTCGGCTGGGACGATTTTTACACCTTCGATGCAATCGAGGCCGAAAAGCTCGGCAAGCTGATAAGGACGGAGTTGTTTGCCAAACTGAAAACCGAGGAAATCGACCGCTGCTACGGAGTGGAGCTGGACGATTACGCCGAATACTGGCTCATGGCAGTATCAACCGTTTCCTCTTATCCCGATATCGCCTGGGTTCTCAATCTTGAACTGGCAAGATGGACAAGGCACAAGTTCGCCGATTACCTGACTTCTTACGGCAAGTATTACATCGAGGACGCGATAAAAGTCGGCGATCTGACGATGAAGGTAAGGGATATGACCTGGCGGATAGGAGACAGGAGACTTCTGAGCCAGACGCCGACACTGCTGTTCGGTGACAAGGACGGCTATGTTTACGAACACAGCACGCTTGAAAATAACGACAACGGCACGGCTATAGACGCCTGGTTCGATACCAAGGACTTCGAATTTGCCGGTCCTTTCGACAGGCAGCGGTGCGTCAGATACGATTTCTATTACGTCGGTGCAAGCCTTTCAGTTTACTATTCGACAGACAAGGGCAAGAACTGGACTTTGCTAAAGGAGCTTTCGACCAGCACGTCTTTTGAACTTCCTCAGATAGTCAAAAAGAGGATCAACTGCAAGTATATTCGTTTTCGCTTCAAAAACGCAGAGACAGGAGAGACGTTCGAGTTTCAGAAGATGGTTATTTACTGGCAGAGGGCCGGAAGGAGACTGAGTGTCTGATTTAGTGAAGAAAATTAATTTCCCTCAAACCTCAATCGTAAAAGATGAGAATATCAGACGATATGCGCGCAAACTTACCCGGGTTCTTGACGATTTGAAAAGATTGTTAGATATGAATCTGGAGCAGAACATAACCAATATAACCAATATTATCTCGGAGCTGGACCACGGCAGTCTCCTGGGCCTTCAGGATGTCGAGGACCATCTTTACGCCTTTTTAGTGGACGGTACGAGGAAGTTCACCGGACACGGTGACGGGTTCAGTAATGATACAGCCCTTGCGGACGCCGATCCATACGCAGCGGTATCGGAATACGCTATTAAGGCCTACGTGGATGCACTGCTGGCGTATATTCTCGCCTCGCCTATCGGCTCGATAATCTATGTATGGAAGGACTGGGAAGGCGAAAAGTATCTTGAAAGATTATTGCCGGGCGAATTAGGCGAGGTTCTACATACGGGCGGTGCTAATCAAAGGCCGTACTGGGCTTTAGTTCCGGGCTTCGGTGCCGAGATTGATATTAGGGTATGGATGGATGCCTACGTCAAGGAATGTTCGATTATAACGATGGACGTGGAAAAAACAGTAATACCGAGCGGACTGACCTCGATTCAGAGAGACAACTTTGACGATCTGGATTATTTCGTTGAATACAAACCTGAAATGGATGCGGTCTTACTAAGCGCCTCGATAATCGCAATGGACGTGACAAAGCAGATAGAAGCTTCGATGACATCGAGCATGTATGCTCTTCCCGTAATATAGTAAAGGATATTAAAAATGAAAACACCAACAATACTAACACCGAGAAAAACGATAATAAAACCTCGTAGCTCCGTTTCAAAAAAGAACGTTTTCAGAACGCTTGGCGATTTGAGAAGACGCGGAGAGATAAAAGAGTCCGACTGCGCAATCAGAATCAATATGGACTTATGTGTTCGTGACGCCAAGACAAAGAAGATTGTAGGCTATGAGAAAGTGCCGTGCCACAGCTTTTTGAAGGGCTGGATGACAGTAATGCGGGCTATGATGGCACACGATGATGTAAATATTCCAAATGCTTACGATGCCTACGAATATGAAATTGAAAATCAGTACAACAGCAATCTTCGTTTACTTATCGGGAATAATTATAATTATTTCTGTGGTCCTGTTATCGGCACAGGAACAACGGCACCTGCCCCAACGGATACGAGAATGGAGCAGCAGATAACGCACGGCGACGTAGCACCAAACGGCTCTGTTCTTACCGGAACTACACATGCTTCTTCCGGTAACGAGCATACTGTATATGACGATGGCGGCAATCCTTTTTCTAACGACCAGTATAATCATTATATCCTTGAAATGACTTCCGGTCCTGATAACGGTCAGGAAAGAATCATTTTAGATACAGTTGATAGTTCTCCCGATTACTTGGGTCTGTCAAGATCAACAAGTTATTCTTATGGAATATACGCACCGCTTTCTGCCGAACAGAAAAGTCAAACTTACAAAATAAAAACTTACGGCATGATGAATCATGGCTTGAACGCAATAACAGCGCCGGAAGATGACGGTTCTTTAACTTCCACAATGACAATTACAAGGACGTTTGCCAACGGCTGCGGCACTACAATAAATGTAAGTGAGTTCGGTTGTATTTTCATATTTGATAATCCTGCTCACTCACAATATTACACCTGGCTTCTCGGAATAAGAGATACAAAAGTCACTCCTGTAGCTGTTGCCAACGGTCAGGAATTAACATTAACATATACTCTTGCTTGCGAGGCTTAGAATGTTTCAGTTACATTTAGAGGCACAGGTTATTAATCCTGAAAAAGGGATTGTTAAATCCAAGGCCTGGATATCGAAAAGCTATGTAAAGAATATACTTGGCAGCCTGGCTGCACAATTTGATACTGCTAATTCATACGATGTAGTTGACACAGGTGCAAATACGCGCAGTCTCAATGAGACATCAGGTGTTTTGTATTGTCCGATGTGTTATGGCGGCGGTTTTGTCTATGGTTATGGCGGAGGTGAAGAATACAAAGGTGATGAAATAGGAATTCAGGTCGGCAACGGCAACGCCGCCAATACAGCTCTTACATATACGCTGCACCAGCAAATAGTACATGGATCCGGATCAGGGCAGCTTGAGCATTTCGGCGGCTGCTTAGATGATGTAGTAACCGTTAGTGGTTCGGATATATATTACGATATTGAACGTATTTTTAGAAATTCGTCCGGTGGAACTATAACGGTTAAGGAATACGCAATTGTTATTCTGAGAAACCGGTATATCAATAACCATTATCCGGTCCTTATCGTTCGTGACGTTTTCACCGATCCCGGCGACTGGGTTGATGTAGCCAATGTCGAGTTTTTGAAGGTTACTTACAGGCCGATAGTTACGGTCTAAAATAAAAAAGGAGTTATAAAATGGACCCTTTAACAATGGGATTAGTAGCCGGTGGTGTATCAGGCGGCCTTTCTTCAATATTGGGCGGAAAGAAGAAAAAGCCCAAACTCTTAATGCTGCCGGAGCAGTTGCAGGCGTACAGTAAATTACTGCCCGGCCTGACAGCCAAGGGCGGAGAGTTTATCAACGTTGCCGGCCAGCCTTATACCGGACAAATGACGGCGCCCATGAGCGAGTACGAAGAACTGGGACTCAAGAGTCTGGGCGATATGCTCAAGCAGCCGATGCCGACCGAGAGCAAGCTGTTCGGCCTGACATCGGAGGAACTGGAAAAGACAATGGGCGGCAAGGAATACGATCCGTCCAGCGGTCAGTATTATGAGGCTTTCAGGACGAATCTTATGCGTGAGCTTCAGCAGGCAAAGGACAGGATAGCACAAAGAAGCTCCGCCCGGGACGCCTACTTCGGCGGCGGGCGCATGCAGCAGGAAAGGGAAGTGGAAGAAGGTGCTATGGGTTCGCTGGCACAGGAGCTGGGAAGACTGTACGAGGCCGAACGGACAAGAAGGCTGGGCGCGGTACCTCTTTCCCTGCAGCAGATGGGCTGGGCGGAGCAGGTACCGATGCAGAGAGTAGCAGCCGCCGAGGAACTGGGCGCTTTACCGAGACTCATCGAGCAGGCGGACCTTTCGGCGAGATATAGTGACTTCCTGAGAACGTTACAGGAGCTTGGAATGAGTTTGCAGGAGGCCGTACAGATGGCGGCGATGAAGCCTGAATATTGGGCGCCTGCACCTTCCGATACGAGCGGACTGACCAGCGGGATGGGTAATCTGGCACTACTGATGGCACTTCAAGGCGGCGGACAAGGTGGCGGCGGCGGTATTCCTATGACTACCAGTGCAGCGACAGTAGGAACTCCCTGGCTGGCCAACTTCGGATATTAGTATTCAAAGGAGAAAATAAAAAATGGCTGTTCAGATAATACCACAGGAAAAGGGCAAGACCGAGCTGTTCGGTGATTTGTTCGGCAGTATTATGGGCGGATATACTCAGGGCAAACTGCTCAAGAAAAAGCAGGCTCAGGATGATGCAATGCGTATCTGGCAGATGGCGCAGTATGATCCGTTTATGCTTTCTTCTCCGCAGGCTCAAAAGACATTCAAAGGCGCTGGATACCCGATGCCCACGCCGGGAAGACCATATCGTGAACGAAAGATTATCAAAGGCAAGGATGTTTACTACATGGTTGATCCTTATACCGGCCAGATAACCAGGACGAATATACCAGCTCCTGTTTCCATCGACCCGTTTTCCACTCTGTTCGGTTCTTCGCCCGAACTTCAGGGCCTGATTCAAGAAGAAGGTATGGGCGGCATTATGCCGCAGGCACCGACAGGAATGGCACCGACAGGAATGGGACAGATGCCGGCACCGACAGTTCCGACAGAGGATATTAGTGACATAATCAATCGCCTGCAGTCACAAACTCCTATGACAACTGAGGAACCTTTTGTCGGGCCGTCTCTGCCGCCTAAGCCGGGGATTTCTTCTCGTATATTGGAAGCGCTCAACAAAAGAACTGCAGGGACAAGAGCAGGTTACAGTCCTTTAGCCGGTTTTCCGCCACTGAGCAAGGGAATGGGCGTTAAAAAAGCCAAGACAAAAACAGAATTCACAGGACCACCTGCACCACCGAAACCGACAACAACAGCAACGAGAGGTAAATACAAAAAAGGTGATATAATTGAACGCGGCGGTAATCGCTACAAGGTGGTTGGATTCGATACCGATGGCGAGCCTTTAGTGGAAAAGATATAAAAAATGGCAATAAGATTATCCGATATACCTGAAACACCTTCAAAGATTTCAAAGCCGAAACCGATCCGGCTTTCCGATATTCCAGAAGAACCTGTTATGAAAAAGCCGGCGAAGTTCCGTATGGAAGATGTGGGCAGATTCGCCGAGGACTGGCTGCATGGGATTGTTCCTGAAACTGAAAAACTTGAAAAGCCATTAAAAATTATCGAAGAAAAAACCGAGAAGCCTTTTAAGCAAAAAGTCGGTGAGATTGGATATGATATTTATAATATTGATCGAAAAGTTGATGAACTCAAAGGACGATTCGGCAAGAAAATTATCAATGCTTTTTCTGATGTAGGTACTGGAATATTATCATTTTTAGCGCCGACAGGTGGAGAGCAGCCACCTAATGTTAGAAAATATTTACAAAAAGCCTATGAAGAATTAGAGAAATCAGGATTTAAGGGTAGTCCTGCAGAAGCACGTAAATTAGCAACGAGAAGGTCTATAGATTTAGCCGCTTATGAAAAAGTTCCAAGATTTAAGGTCCAGCCAGCAGAAGATGTTCCTGAAAAGATTGTAGATGTTGGCGCTGGTATTACAGCCTTTATTTCGCAACTTGCCTTAACGAGAAAGGTGTTGCCAGCAGGAACACCAGAACCTGTAATATGGGAAGTTCATAATCAATTAACTGGCGGGATTCCAGGTCAGGGTGCTGCCATGAGAGCGACATTAGGTCAAATTGGAAGAATCCCTACATCCAGCTTAAAAGGAAAAGCGATTAAAACTGCATTAGAATCTGGAACATTTGCAGGATCAACTGCTGCTCTGGGTGGTGATAGTGAAGATATACTAATCTCAGCGATGATTCCTGTAGTGTTCAATACATGGAATTTCGCAAAACAAAGATATCTTTTGGATAATTATGAAAGAACGGCCAAAAGAAATGTCCAAAAGGCTTATACTTCCGAATTGGCTCGATTAAAAGCGGCATTTAATGCTGATATGAAAAAAACACGTCAAATCCCAGGGATTACACCTGAACAGGCAGAGGCAATTAATAGTATAAAACGCCATGAATATCGAAAGCAATTGAGATATCTCGAAGATGTAACCGCTGCGAATATGCGCAATGTGGATCGTGCCATTCAAAATGCACATCGAAGAATTATGCACGATGATGCCTTTGCACCAACAAGAGAAAAATTCAATAACTGGATTGATAAGGCTCAAAAATGGATAAAATCTGGAAATCCGAGAAAAATACAAGTAGGTAAAGATATTCTGGATTGGATGGATAAAGCAGGTTATCTTAAACAGGAAGTTATTCCACCAAAAGGAGTAATGCCCAAAGGTCGGGCGCCAATCATTAGAACTGCGAGACCGCCGAAAGCACCGCTGATTAAAGAACCAACAAAACCGCAAGTGACACCACCGAAAGTAACGCCACCTGCAACACCGCCGAAAGTGCCGAAGGTACCACCTGCTATCGCGCCGACACCGGAAGAAATAGCAACAGGCGCCCTGCCCGGGATGGGCGAAGAAGTCAAGGATACAACCTACAAGGAAATTATTAAGCGTTTTCCGGAATACGAAGGATTAGAAGCGGACGAATTGCTGACAGATAAACTGACACAGCAATGGCCTCAGATCAGGAATGAATTCGATGCACTCAATGAAAGAACGCAGGTTTTAGGAGAACGTCCGGAAGAAGGAAGGCCAGAACAGTTTGCCTGGGACCGGGCAAGCGAAGATATAAAAACTCGAATTGATGAACTGAGTGACTTGATGCTGAAACTCGGATTCAAACCTCAGCCACAGCGGCTGGAAGATATTCCCGAACTTGAAGAACCCGCCGAAAAACCTGCTGAGAAAAAATGGACTGAAGCTGAATGGCTTGCAGAGAGAAAGAAGGTACTTAAAGAATATCAAGGCAAGAGATTTAAGACAGCCAATGATGAAATAATTATAAATCGCATACAAAAGCAAATAGCAGAAAATGTCGCCAAGTGGCAGCCGGGCCAAGGTGTTGGATGGAAGTTACCTGGACAAGTAAATCGCGGCCTGAGAATTGTTGAAGTCTATCCTGAAACTCACCAGGCCAAAATAAAATGGATTGTTGATACAGGAGTTATTGCTGATCTCGAACTCGGAAAAACTCACATAGTTGATACGATTGATCTGATTCGTGACAAAAAATACGATGCACCTGTTACTAAGCCGACCACAAAGCAGGCAGAGGAAACACTTCAACAGAAAGTAGCAAGATCAAAGTACAAAAGTGATATTATCGGTGAACTTGTAGTTCCTACACCAACATCAGGATTAAAAAATCATGGTCCCGGTAAAGTTCAGCATGTTATAACCGATTCGGAAGGAAATGTAAGAATCACTGTTTCAGGATATGGTGGAGCACATTGGAACTTAAAGGACTTCAAATATCCAGAGCCGGAAGAAATACAAAAATTAGTCTCTGAACTTGAAAATCAAGTAATGAAAAAACTTAGTGCTCCTGTCGTTACAACAATTCAGCACAAAGCAACAGAAGATAAATTAACAGATGGTCAATATGTTGAAAGGCTTAGAGCAATTACGGAATTGAGTCAGGATGCGATTGATAAATTCAAATCCATGCTCGGAACACAACCAACCCCTGGACAGGAAAGAGCGGTCTTTTATTATGAACGTGCTCCAGGAAAAGCAAAAGATATATACGATGATCTTTTGTATGTCGGTTTAATTGAAAAAGTTGGTGAAGACCATGTAAGGGCTATATATATCACTAAGCCAGTATCCAAGACTGAGCAGGTAATCGAAAAACTTGTGCCCAAAAAAGATATCGGCACAATCGACAATATCAACGTTGCCGGCTTGTCAAGGGCATTGGAAAAAGAGCTTTCAATATTAAAGACGGGAGAAAAAGTTGAGCCATTTACTAATACTCATATCAAAAATATCGTTGCTAATCTTTACGGTGTTAATACTTCTGATCTTAAACCTGAAAAGAAATACTCGCACAAGAAAGTTCAGGAGGCTGTAGAGGCCACTATAGTCAAGTTTGCCAGGGACATTATAAGAGAAGGCAGAGCAAAAGGACAATCCGAGGAAGTGATTTACGGCAACTTGCGGCGGCTGTACGAAAACCAGCCGGTCCTTGTCTCGCGCACGGGCAAGACGATTGCAAGGCAGGCATATTCAACACCTGTACCTCTGGCATATATAACTTCTCTGTTGGCCGGCATTGATGAAAATACCACTGTCTTCGAACCGACTGCGGGTACCGGGATGCTGACTATCGGCGCCGATCCGAAAAATGTCACAGTAAACGAGATAGATCCTACTCGTTCCGATTTACTCGCTGCTCAGGGATTCAAAAAAGTCCGGGCCAAGGACGCCACGAAGCCTACCGATGAAAAGAACTACGATGTCGTTATTATGAATCCACCGTTCGGCAAGTATAAAGATACCATTATCGACAAGTATAAACTATCGAGAATAGAGCATATTATAGCAGCTCAGAATCTAAATGCCATGGCCGATGATGGCCGGGCGGTAATGATTATCTCAGCACCGAAGATAAAAGGGCCTTATTCGACTCCTTATTGGGTATTCGGGAATTTTGTCTATGGTAATTACAACGTAGTCGGCGATTTCGAGGTATCCGGAGACCTTTACAAGCGTCAGGGAGCGGCCTGGCCGGTCAGGATAATAGTAATCAATGGCCGGCAGAAATCGGAGAGAACACCGCCGAGAATTGCGAAAGTTCGTGCAAATTCCTGGGAAGAGGTGTATAATATAATGAAGGATATCCGGGAGGCTCAACTTCCGGAGATAGAACTGCCGGAAGGCTGGTCGATTAAAGAGCAGCAGGGAAGATGGCAGGTATTGGACAGCAATAACCGGCCTGTCGGCGAGATAGTTCAGTTAGAAGATGGAACCTTCAATGTTCGTGCGATTGAAAAAGAAAAGCCGGAAGAATACGGGATGCCCGAAGAAGGCAAGAGTTTCGACAACTTTGCCGATGCAATCAAGGCACTTTCGAACATTGCCCAGACGAAAGACGTAAAAGTAAAGGGTAAAAAGCCCAAGAAAACGATAAGGAGTAAAATCCATGTTGTACCTGCCGCCGCCAGAAAGAAGCCGCCAGGCCCTGAGATTACTGGGGGTAGAGGCGAAGAAAAGCCTGCCGAAGAACTGGGGCCAGTACGAAAACCTGCTAAGAAGCCGCCTGAACCGACTGGCGAAAGACCCGAGGTCCCGGGCCGGCCTGGTAAACTTCCTGGTGAGCGAGAGCCTGCTGGAGGAAGACCCGGGCCAAGAGCTGGTGGAGTTCCTGGTGAACAGCGACCAGTTCGCCCAGAACCATCTCGTAAACCAGGCGAGCGATTACATGAGGAGCAAAAACCCGAAACAAAGAAACCGACTCCTGAAAGAGGCCCGGAAAGACCCAGAGTACCGGAAGCTGAACGCCGCCCAGAAGTTACAAGAGCTGAGAAGCGTAAACCTGTGGGAGTGGTGGGAACTGCTGTAGGCAAAGGCAAACTTCAAATACCATACCAACCTTTCTCCAAGGCACCAGCCGAGAACGAAAACATTCCTACCTATCTCGAACCGCACGTCAAAGAAGGACTGGAAAGACTTGAAAACGAAGTCGGCGATATTGACGACTATGTTCGTGAACAACTCCAGTACGAATCCAACGAGCAGATGTGGGAACATCTTTCGGCAACTCAGATTGATACGATTGCCCTGGCCTTCGACAGTTTGGACAAAGGCAAAGGATTTATCATCGGACACCAGACAGGAGTAGGCAAAGGAAGATGCGCTGCAGGTATCGTCTGGCGAGCTATTGCCAGACGTGAAATACTCAGGGGAAATAAGCCCGTATTCTTCACTGCAAAGAAAGACCTATTCACTGACTTTTACAGGGACATGATAGATATCGGCATAAAGAGGGACCAGATAAAGCCTTTAATGATTAATGCGGATATCGATATCAAGGATCAGCACAACAATATAGTATTCCAGAAACATGGTGGCAGGCCAAATGCTACGGCTGCAATTCGAAAAGCACTTAAAACAGGTGATTATAATATAGTATTTTCCACATATTCTCAAATCAATGCCGAAGGCCGACAGCAGAGGGCACAGCTTGCAGAACTGGCTTATCAGCAGATAGTCGTTATGGATGAATCTCATACCGCTGCCGGCGAGAGTAATACGGGCGAATTTTTCAGGGATACCATCATACCTCATTCAAGCGGCGTTGTCTTCATGTCGGCCACTTATGCGAAGAATCCCAAGACGATGATGCTCTATGCACGCACGGGTTTGCTTGACGCCTTTGACGGCGATGTTGATAAGATGATGGATGCCGTGACAATGGGCGGCGAGCCTTATCAGGAAGTGATTGCCGCGGCCCTGGCAAGAGCGAACGCCTACATTCGAACGGAGCTGGATTTTACCGGCGTTAATTACGAGACTACGATTGACGCACAGCATAAAGAAAGAGACGCGGAGCGAGCCGATAAGGTGACGAAAGTTCTTAGAGATATTGTCGTCTTTGACAATATGTTCAGTGCCGAACAGATTGAACCTGAAAAGAAACGACTGAAAGCCATACGCAAGAGGACTAAAAGTGTAGGGACAACCATCGGGCATACCAACTTCGCCGCAGTTGCTCACAATGCAATCAAGCAGATGCTGCTGGCACTGAAGATTGACGAGACGGTGGCAATGGCCTTGAGAGCCTTGAAAGAGGGAAAGCGTCCGTTTATCGGTGTTGAAAACACGATGGGTTCCTTCTTGAAAAGATATATAGAAGATTATGGCCTGAATGATGGCGATAAGGTGGAAGGTTTTGATTATCGTGCCGTCTTGTCAAATTTGTTGAAAAATGTCTTAAAATATCGAGAGACCGATGCCTACGGCAATGATGAAGTTATCGTAGTTTCTGTCTCTGAACTTTCACTGGACCTTCAGGAAGCATACCATCGCATAGAAGAACATATAAGAGATATGATTATTGACCTGCCAGGCTCGCCTATTGATGAAATTATCGGCAAACTGGAAGCCGAAGGTTACAAAGTAGGCGAGATTACAGGCCGAGATAAGATATTGAAAAAAACCGGCACAAACGAATATACTTTGGAATCTCGCTCTGTTGCGGACCGAGACAAGACTTCTATTGCATATCAATACAACAACGGCGATATTCAGGTCCTGATTGGTAATGTGGCTGCAGCCGAAGGAATGAGTATCCACGCCTCGGAGAAGTTCAAGAACCAGCAGAAGCGTCAGATGATTGTAGCTCAGCCTCACGCCGATATCAACAAGTTCGTGCAGATGCTCGGTCGTGTCAATCGAAAGGGTCAGGTAGTAAAGCCGGAATACAAGATATTAATGACTTCCCTTCCTTCTGAGATAAGGCCGGCAGCCGTTCTGGAAAAGAAGATGCGATCACTGAACGCCAATACATCGGCCAAGACAAAAGGTGTGTATCAGCAAAAGCAAATACCCGATATCCTGAATCTTTACGGTGATTATCTGACAGCACAGTACATTTTGGAAAATCAGGATATTCTTAGAAAAGCCGGACTTGGTGTAGATATATCTAATTACCAGAAATCAATGGGAACTGGTACTTATCAAGGTCCATGGCATAATGATAAAATAGCAAAGAAATTTACTGGTCGTTTAGCTTTGCTTTCAACAGATGAACAGGAGGAATTCTACGAGTGGATTGAGCCTGAATTCAATCGACTTATCGAATACCTTGATAAGACGGACCAGAACGAGCTAATCAGTATAGAAAAGGACTACAAGGCCGAGATCGTCAGTTCGCAGGTTATCTTTGTAGGTGAGCCTGGCAACGTCTTTCAGGAAGTCGCCACTATAGACAAGATGTCTATCAAGATGGCAGGCAGGCCATATACAACAGATGAAATGAAGAAAGAAGTTGACGATGTCGTCAAGAAGGCAGGCCAGGAGACACCATCAGCTTATATGCAGGCAATGAGAAAAAAGCTCGATGCCGCCTGGGAAAAATATGTAGATCAACAAGGAAAGGAAAAAGTAAAACAATCTTCCGTTGACGCCTATTCAAGGGCAGATAGAGATATGCGCCATCTGGCTCTTGGCGGTGGTCGTATGGATTTGGAAGGTAATCCGCTGATTCTTTTGGAGATTATGGATACCTTTGATAAGAAGAAGTTCAACGTCAATCCGGCAGCTCCGAGCAACATTCATTTGAGAGTAGCGGTCCCACATCCTGCCAAAACAGTGACTTTATCTCTTTCTCAATGGGTAGGCATGAAGTCTTATTACGGAAATGTCGAGCGTCATTATAATATTCCTGCCGAACAGCGAGAGGAACGATACATCGCCAACGGTAATATTATCGCTGCAATGGGTATTATTGTAGGTGACAGTGAGAAACGTCAAAAAACGGTTCGGCCCAAGGTTATCAACTACACAATGTCTGACGGGACTATCAGACAGGGATTGCTGCTGCCCAAGGGTTACAGCCCTTCTCAGGATTTGCCCACTTCTGTCAATATGATACCGGAGGCGGCTGCAGCATACCTGATGGACGGAGCTATTGATCAGCGTCACCTGAAAGTGGGTGAGGCCAGAATATTCAAGGTATCATCGACAAGATGCTATATGGAAATACCGAAGTCCAAGGCACGGGGCATGAAATATTACAACGATACCGGCCTTGTTTCTCTTATAGGTGACTTCGAGACCTGGCGAAACGCCATGCGTGCCGACTTCGACGCCGAGCACCTGCCCGATGTCCTTGTCTATCTCCGCAATAAAGGTAACGCCATTAAGAGTGACGACAACGATCCGGACACAGCCAGGGAGTACAATAATGCTCACCGTGACCGGCCTGAAAGCGACTATCCGGAAGCTGAAGAAGAATACGGTATGCCGGGACCCAGAAAGCCACGGAAGATCACACTGAAGCGAGAGGCGCCGCCTGTCAAAACGAAAGCCGTCTCTAATCGAGAGATTGTCAAATATCTCAGCAGAGCGTTTGGTGTCCCGATCCGAGGCGTTGCTACCCATCGGAAGAAATTCCCCGGCTGGTACACAAAGCGGTCTCGCGGAATCAGAATGAAGAACGTCAACAGTCTGCGCGTCGCCTGTCACGAAGTCGGCCATCATATCGATATCTACTTCAACAACGAATGGTCAAAGACACAATCTCATGCCTGGTACGGCATGGGCGCCGAGCTGGTAAGATTGGGAAAAGCCTGCTATGGCAAAAAGAGACCAAAAGGCGGCTACAAGGCCGAAGGCTACGCCGAGTTCGTCTTCGGCTGGCTGACAGGTGCTATAGATTTGAAAAAAGAAGCACCTCAAGTATTGAAATTCTTCGAAAAGAATTATCTTCGGGACAATCCTGAAATCTCCGATATTCTGCATACGGCAAGGGATATGATCGAAAACTGGAAGGAGCAGGGAGCGGAAATAAGGTTCGATGCTTCCATCGGACAGAAACTCAAGCCGGAAAAAGGCGTTGCAGAGAGATTCAGTTTATGGTGGCAATTAGGTTTAGCGGATATATCAGCTCCTATTCAGCACGCTTTGCAGGAGAATATTCCATCACGTTCAAAGATGTTCGGAAGCAATGATCCTGGTTTTTTATATGAGATGCTTACCCAAACTGAAGGTGCAAGAGCAACAGCTTTTGTTATGAGAAATACAGTAGATATTTGGTGTAACGTCACCGGAAAGTCTCTTGAGGAATGTATCAAGCCGGTTGCAAAACGAATTAAAGAATGGACTCGATACGTTGTTGCTGCAAGGGCTTTGAATCTGGAAGCGAGAGAAATCAACTCAGGATTCGACCCGGAAGATGCACTTTATATCTTCAAGAAATACGATAGTCCACAATGGCGTAAAGTCGCTGATGATGTAACCGAATGGAACCATCGTGTCCTGGATTATCTTGTTCAGGCCGGTGCGCTCGAGCAGGAAGCGGCCAGAAGGATGCGGCTGCTTAATCCTATATATATTCCATTCATGCGTTCATTCGCTCCAGGTGAAAAAAGGAGAACGCCATCCGGAGTCGGGCGTAGAGGACTGATTAAAAGAGGTAAGGGTGTCTATAAAATTGTCGGAAGTGGCCGCGGTATCGAGGACCCGCTGGATTCAATGATTACTCAGGTCCGCAGGATGATCTCCATTGCACACAAGTCCATGATTGCCAGGGCCTTTGCAGAGATTGAGGCAAAATACGGAGGTCTTGCCGGCATGATTGAACGGGTACCTTCTCCTATTAAGGCAATGACATTTGACGCAAAGCAGCTCCAAAAACAACTTATACAACTCGGAATTGATATTGTCCCGGGCGATCTGGACGATGCGATGTTCACCGTCTTTGCAAACTCACCGATATATTTAGGCAAAGAGCACATTATCTCTGTTGTAGTCAATGGTAAGCGTCACTGGTACCAGGTCGCACCTGAACTCTACCGTGTCCTGGAAGACATGGACCAGTTCCAGTTGCCTAAACTTTTGAATCTTTTAATGGGCAAGGCTGCAAGATTGGGTCGTTTAGGTGCAACAGGATTAAACGCCTCATTCGGTATCGCCAATATGATTCGTGATATGCTTGATACTGTACCGAAGGCGAGATATGCAAGAGGTCCTTTACCGTTCTTCAAAGGCGTTGCCAAAGACCTGTCCAGAACAGGATTTTCTCATTGTCTGGGATTCAAGACAAATGAAGCAGCTCGAAGATTCAACGATATGGGTGGTAAGATTTCTGGATATATCGGACAAGACAGAAGGAGTATTCATCATCTAAAAGGAGAAATGCTTCAAAGTGACGTTCTTGGCAAGACAATTACAACAATTCGACATCCTGTTGAGGCATTGAGGGCTGTTATTGGTGTTCCCGAATCAGGATTAAGGATTGAGGAATTTGATAGAGCCATAAAAGATTGGATGAAAAAGAACCAGCCTCAGGGTGGTGAGCCGCCGCCCGATGCCATTATGTATGCCTTTTTGCTGGCTTCCGATCAGACGATAAATTATCGCAGGGCCGGACAATATGGCCGCTGGCTTAATTCAATGATTATGTTCTGGAACGCAAATGCTCAGGATCTCTCCAAGGTCTATCGGACTTTAAGGTATAATCCGAAACAGTCGATTCTCTGGGGAATTGCAGCCTTGACTCTTCCTTCTTTAGGTATTTGGTGGCTGAATAAAGACAAAAAATGGTATCAAAGTTTACCGCCCTGGGAAAAGACAAATTATACTCATATACCTATCTACAAAAAGAATAAAAAGGGAAAATGGGAAGTTGATCATATATTGAGATTACCAGTTCCCTTCCTGATGGGACATATCTTTATGGCTTTTCCAACTTATGTTATGGATACGCTTTATCATCAGGACCCGAAAAAAATAAAGGATTTATTCGGTGAAGTTTTCAATGCAGATATTAAACCGCTTTTCGAATGGCCTCAAATCATTGGACCATACCTTGATGTAAAGATGAACAAGGACTGGACGGGCAAGCCGATTATCCCGAAGTCGCTGGAAGGCAAGTTACCGGAAGATCAGTATCAGCAATATACAACCGAGTTCTGCAAGATCATTGCGAATCAATGGAATAAAATTCCCGGCATGAAAAAAATATCACCTATAGAATTGGAATATCTTTTGAACGCTTACTCTGGTGGTATTTATCGCCGTGTTGCCAGAGAAGCAGAATTAGTAACTGGAAAGCGTGAAAAGGAATTGGTTCCTTCTGACTGGCCGCTTGTAGGAAGATTCTTTATTAGAGACCCGTATGCACCGAAACAGGATATTGAACGCTTCTATACCCGCCTGGAAGAACTGAATCGAAAGTATCAGTCCAGAAAAATTTCACCTTATGAATATACGGAAAGAAGAATTTACCTTAAACAAAACGAAGTAATGAGTCCGATGTGGAAGTTGTTGCGAAAGACAAAGACCGTAGGACAGAGAAAGGCCATATATAAAAGAATGAGAATCGTCCTTATGCTGGCTGATAATTCCTCAAAGAGGACTCGCGATTTGGAGAAGAAACTGAAATGAGCCATTTTAGAATGATATCCAAAAACGCAAAAGGCGCGGCACTGCTTCTTAAACTCGCCGCCGAGGGCCATCAGTGCGACTTCTGGGTAAGCTGTCCGCTCGCCAAGGATATTTACTCCGGAATCATCGGGCAGGTAAACGACTGGCGCGAGGGGCTTGACAAGGAAACTATTCTACTATTCGACTCGTCCGGCAGCGGAAGGCTGGCCGGTAAATTAAGGGAATCCGGATTGAGGGTATTCGGTTCCGGCAAACTGAATGATGTTTTCACATACGACAGGGAATTCGCACTGAGAATCGCCAAGATACACGAACTGAGGGTGCCGGAATTTCAGAAGTTCAATACCTTTGAGGATGCGGCAGGTTTCCTTTCGGGAAGCGAACAGAGCTGGAACTTCCTGAACTGCGACTTCTATACCAATGACGAGCTTATCAAAGTTCTGGAGCATTACAGGCCGGTAAACTTCATTTTGGCGGAGCGGATTTCAAACTGCAAAGAAATCCGGATCGAGGCCTGGTTCCTGGACGGCGAACTTGTTCCGGGCACTATTCATTCTTCGATAGAGAATTCCGAAGCCTTAATCGCCTGGTACTGGCCGCTGAAAAAGCCCAACAAAAGCAAAAGAAAGGAACCTGCAGAAGCCACATTATACCGGCACACACTCAAGAAGCTTGAGACGTTCCTTAAAAAGAATCTGTTTAGCGGACCACTTTCGGCCAGGTGCCTGATTTCTCAGAAAGACGGCTTGCCCTATACTACCGGATTTCGCAGCGGCCTGCAGTTCCCGAAACTCTACGCCCTTTTAGAGGGTATGGATGTTTCTGTTAATATCGGAGAAATCTTCGAGGAACTGGCTTCGGGAAAGATGCCGGAAATCCGTAACGAAGTCGGCAGGCAATGGATCGGCGCCGCCGGCGTTGAAGTCGATCCTTATTATCCCAATC